ATCTTGATATCCTCTAAGTGCCATAGTATCAAATCCAAATGGATTATCTGCTAAATAAGCCCATTTTACCTTTTCTCCGTTTTGAATAAGAGTTGTATCTCGTATTCCGTGCATTGACAATAAATCATTGTAATTAATTGCTGATTTTACGTGTGCTGGAGTACCTGTTATATATCCAGTAAATGGCTTTCGTTTCTTGGTGTATTTTGATATTTCTTTTACTCCGGAGTTTTTCATTACATTCAATACTTCAGAATTTTTCAATCCGTTTTTGAATTTATGAATCATGTCAGTAGTATCCGTTTTATTGCGTTGTTTAAGAATATGCCAAAGTGTTTCTTTCATTATTTTTTTAAAATCCTCCGGGAAACTAGATCTTACAACATCTAAACCTTTAACATCGAGTTTATCAGTAGGTTTTCCTTCTTTAAAAATAACCCATTGCGTATATCGTTTCTTTGCAATCCATAAACCAGATTTTGCGATATATTCTTGTTTAATTTGCCAACGATGTGTTTTTGTATTATGAAATACAACTGCATATTGATCATACATTGCATTAACTTTTGTTTGAACTTCGGATGCAATCTCATTGGTTTTGGCAATCATAAATTGTTCATCAGTTTCATCAAAATCCGGATATCGAGCTTGTATCAACGGCAAACTACTACAAAAGGTTGAATCGGTATCGGTATAGAATGCAAACTCTGCTTTCATACCTGTTGCATTAATAAAATGGTCTTTGCCGGTTTCTTTTGCATAATGATTGTTAATAACCTTTGCTGAAAATTTAATTACGCTTTGGCCGGTTGCTGTAATGGCACCCGCATTATCCATATCATGGAAACGGAATGTTTTAAGTCCTAATACTCCATAAAATGAATTAAGCAATACTTTTTGTGTTAACTGTAATGCATCATAAAATTTATAATTTTCAGAACCTACTTCATATTCATCTCGCTTATCTTTAAATTCAACCCGTTCATCAAACCATTTTTCTAGAATGGTAGGTAAGAATCCTCTGATATCCGTGCGATACACTGCTCCGTTACTTGCAACGGTATATGCATTGTCTTGTAGCCAAGTTTTTATATCTTGCACCAATGTACCGTCTACAAATGTAACTTGTGTAGCATTATTGTTTAATAGGCATTCTTCCTCCCAATTTTTAATTACACCAATTTTAGTTTCTGGTGAAATATTCAAACTCATAATGATACTAGGATACAGTGATGTTAAATCTAAGTCATATATCCATTTGTATAATCCAGGTATCGGTGGCATCACATATGCACCTGCTAATGTATCTTGCGTTTCGTCTTCAATAAATCGGAATCGTTTATTCGGGGCAACTAATCCATTGCGTTTCAAATCAACAACAGCAGCACCATCTAGATATTTTGATGCATAATATACATCTTCATATGGAACGTGGCCTTTATGGCAAATTGTACGAGCTAATGGTATTAATTGCAATTTATCATCTAAATCATAAACCAAATTAACATCGACCATATTATATTCAACAAACTTATTGATGTCTGTTGCAAACAAATGATTTAAATCGCCATCATACTCAATCTTACCGCGGCCTAATTCAAATTTAGCAACCGTATCTAATCGATAATTAGGAAGTTCTGTGTATGTAAATTTCTTGTAAAGCGTTAAGTAATCTAAACTAGATACTCCAAATATTTTGTATCTTTCTCTGCTTCGGCTCCATTCAACAATTCCCGCAGGAGATAATTTCTTAATTGCTTGAGCACCTAATATTTTTTTGATTCGGTTGATAAGATATGGGATATCATAATTATCCGTGTTCCAACCAGAAATCACAGTGGGTTGAATTTCTGCAAATGCATTAATGAAACGGGTTAGCATTCCTGCTTCAGAATCAAATATTTCAACTACATACCCATCACCCGTGAATCCAGTTTCCTTCAATCGGCGTTCTTCATCTAATACTAATACTCGGCGATCTTGTCCTGCTTTGTCATAATATGCAATAGACGTAATTCTAGCTCGAGCCTCTTCTGGTGTTGAATATCCATCTTCATCACGTTCTGTTTCAATATCAAAAAATAGATCGCGGTGACCTTTTGATGCTAAATCTGATTCATAATACAAATCAATCAATGTTCGCATTTCTTCATTGATATCTGATTCATATGCCGTCGGATTATCTTTATGATTGCCTTCTACACGTTTTAATCGTGATCCATCTAATGATTTATATTTGCCGGAATCGTCAGGTAAATATGCGTATGGTTTGAAAGGAAACTTTTGATGTCCTAACTCATCATCCCAAACGTGCATCACGCCGGATTTTTTATCATATGCTATTGATTGAAACATTTATTCTTTTGTTTTAAATTTACACTTATTAAAATGCCAGCGCTGCATATTTGATGCTTGCCCATATTGTGTGCAGTGAGGACATTTTATTTTTTGTTTTAGTTTTCCTTTTAAGTTGTCACTAATCTTTTTTCGTACTTCCGGACGTTTTGCTGAATTTAACTCACCTAATTGATCAGGTCTAGGTTTACCTAACTTAGCAATGCTAATCTTTTTTCGTACTTCCGGGCGTTTGGCAGGATTATTATCTCCTCGTTGCCGATCTTTCTCTAATTCAGATATACGCCGCGGCGGTCTTTGTTTAAACTTTTTAATTATATTATCATAATCCGGATGATTTGATATAGTATCGCCGCCGCTTCCGCCTTTTGCTATATTATATATAGGTTTTAATTCGTCTATCCAAAATATTTCTCTTTCATTTAATTGAATTTTATTATTACAATATTCAATAATTTCTTTTTTAAAATTCGGTTGACCATGCTTTTTTATAGCTCGATGTAATAATATACCACTACCTAAATATGTTGGATCATTTTTTGAATCTTGTCCAATATAAAAATTTCCATTTATTAAATTTGTTGTTTTATAGATAATCATAACAATCCCCTTTATTATAAATATCTAACCCGTAACCTAAACTGCGTATAAATCTTCTAAATTTCGGCATATACCGTTATTATCTAATCCATATCCTGCAATAAATTCGTCCCCAATAACAAAACCACAAAAATCTGTTAAATCAACTCCGTCTCCTCTTCGAGTCAAGGTAACAACTTTTACTTGTTGCGGGAGATGTCCATTTACCATAAGTAATGCTTGTAATATTGTTGTACCAGTATCACAAATATCATCTACAATGTATACAATGCGCCCTTTAAGATCTATTTCTAAATCTTTTACTATTTCAATACCACCGGAATTATCTTGTCCTTGATATGATTTTAATCGAATAAAATCTGATTGTACCGGTATTTTCATATTTCTAAGTAAATCAGTGTAAAACATGTATGCGCCGTTGAGTATACAAATCATTACTGGTGCTAATGAATTACCAGTTTTTAGATAATCAGATGTAATATCTGATGCTAATTGTTTTACTCTTAGTTGGATGTCTTCTTTTTTGATAATAAGTTCCATATTCCGTATAAATTTATTGCAATGATAACTGAACTAAGTACTAAGTGGCTGAAATTATCAATATAAAAATCATATGTAATCCAACCAATATCTCCTACAATCCAAGCAATCATTGCAGCTGTTGAAAATTGACGTGCATTTAAAATATAACCGACTAATACCAATGCTGTACTAATCCATCCTAATGTTTCTATCATTTTGTAGATTTTACTAATCCTACTTCTGATTCTCGAATTAAATAATATTCCGAATCATCAATCATTACACTTTTATTTTCGCCTAAATTAGACTTGTAAATTAATACAGAATCGCCTTCTTTAACTGTCATAGGAATACGATCACCTGTCATTGTGAATATACCTGGTCCTACTTTTACTACTTCTGCTGGTGTGAATTGCATATCTCTATCTACCAAGATAATTCCACTTTTTGTTTTTTCTGAAACCTTTGCTACTTTTAAAAGTAACTGATCTCCAATTGGATTCCATTCCATAACTTGTTCTTTTATTTTAACGATTATATAAATTTATAACTGACTGTTTTGTTACATTGCTGCCGACTACTCTTCCTAATTCTGTCCCAGAACCATCTATCAAAATGGCACATGGAATATTTTTAACATTGTATTTTGCAACAGTGTCTTTGCTAGAATCAACATCAACAAATGATATTGATATTTGATTAGAAGCTTCTTGTAATTGCGGTTTTACATATGTACATGGACCGCACCATGTTGCTGTGAAATATAAGATTCTTTTCATCGTATTATAATATAATTAATTTGGTAATTTCCAAATGTTGTTGTTGTTGTCCAATTCATTATACTCCTCTTTTTGTATCATATGCAATTATATGGTCTCTTCCTGTCATGTTATATCCGGATTCGGCACACATTTCAAAAACTATAGGATACATACGAATTAATTCTTCCCTAGTGTCGCCCGCCGGCATAATATATGTCTTTTCTTTCGGAATAAGCAATTCTATACGTAATTCCTCAATTTCAGCTAAATTTTCAGGAGTGCCATCCCATACTGGTTTGTAATGATAATCTTTATGATACATTATCATTTCAGCCATGGCCGTTTTATTTAATCTAAATTTATTGTGTTGCGTAATCATTTTTTCATCCACAATCGCTTTCTGAGGCGTCTCAGTCCCCAAAACGGGAATACTATTATTAAACTTAGGACTGAGGCTAATGACATCAATTGGAAAATCAGTAGCAACAAAATGAGATCCTTCAGTTTCGATAGTAATAATAATGTTTCTTTCATGTGCAAAGTGTGTTAATTCGTTTACTAATGCGGGGTGCATTGTCGGTGATCCTCCCGTCAACATCATTTCTGTGATATGTGGATTGGCATCATATATCGCAATAATGTCATTGAATGTAAATGTTCCTTTCTCTGGATGTATTGATGTATACCAACTGTCACACCAACCTCCTTCTCCAAAGTAACATCTGTGTGTGCAACCCGTAGTTCTTATTGCGATAGTCGGCCTACCAAAACGCGAACCTTCACTTTGAACGCATCTGTATAATTCGACAATTGGTAAGACTTTGTCGTAGTCTGTAATTCTTTTAGAATGGGAGGTCATAGTCATCATCTAATTTAATTGGTACATCTAATTTTTTAATTACGTCTTGAAACATTAATTCGAGTGCTTCAAATCGTTGTTGCAATTTAATTAATTCAGAACGCCTTACTAATGGTGTTCGATCTAGTTCAGGGTTAGAATTATTGCCAAAATATGAATCCAAGAATGATATTGGATATAGTTGTACTTGAGTATATTCTGGTTTTTGTGCTTCTTTAGGTAGCATTCTCCATTTAATATCAATGCCTTGTTTAACAGCTTCTGCCGTTACTTCTCTACCAATATTTGTACCACCAGAGCCTTTACCTAAATACTCAAACAGTGATACATAGGTTTCATTATTCTCCATAACTTGCTGAGTTTCTTTCGTGTTCATAAACTTCTACTTTTGTTGCTTTTACTCTACCTTCTGTTTCTTTTGCTAAGAAAGTGTTGATTGTGTCGTATAAGAATTCTGCAAATCTTTCACATCCTGTAGCTGGTAACACTCTAAGTTGTATAATACCATCTTTGTTCATTTGTCTGAAAGTTTCTAGATACGGATCGTCTTGAGCTATAATAGTGGTGTGATCGAGTAGCCAATTGAAGAATTCTTTAGGTGACATATGATTAATCTCTGTTTTAGATCGTTTCATTCCACCAAAGTCCCATACCCAGTTGCGGTGATCTAAGTCACCTTCAAACCATACTCTAAATGATACTGCGTATCCGTGTAAAAATCTACAATGAGTTCCGTCTGCTCGCCATTGCCGGAAACATGTTGAATATCCGTCAAATAATTTAGTTGAGTTAAATTTTGCCATTTTAATAACCTTTTACAAATTGATAAAATTCTGCTCTTGCATTGCCATCTTCTAGGAATGCTCCGGCTAATTTTGCAGTCTTCATTGAAGCGCCGCCGTGCTTAACACCTCTGCATTGCACACAATTATGAGTTGCTTCAATCATAACTGCTACACCTTTATTGTTTTCAATAAGCTCATCTATTGCGTGATGAATTGCTACTGTTAATTGTTCTTGAATAGCACCTCTTCTACCAAAATGCTCTACAACACGGTTCAATTTACTTAAACCAATAACATTGCTATTGTCGCCTGGTATATATGCAACGTGAACAAGTCCGGAAATGGTTTGATGATGATGGCTACACATTGAAGTTAATGGAATACCTCCTTCAAATACAATGCCATCATATCCATCACTCGGAAATGCTGTGATTCCTGACATTGGATTATATCTACCAGCCCATAAATCATTTACATATGCTTTTGCAACTCTACGTGGAGTGTCAGATGAATTTGGATCTAATTCCCAATTAACACCTAATGCTGTTAAAAAATTACCATAATGTCGTGCTGCATCATCGATAATATCTTGTTTCTCTACATCAGTTAACCGAGCATCAGAACCACATAATATTTGTTTAGTTGCCAATTGGGTTGATATACCATTAGCAAAACCAGATTTAACTAGTTCTAGATTTTTCTTTTCTGTCATAACTTATTTCTTATTTATAATATAATGAAAAATATTATTTTTTCAAAGTTTTTGTGCCTTTTTTATGTATAGGCTCATAGGGACAATGTCGACACCCGTTGCCGCAACATGTACCTCTTCTTACATGAAATGATTCTGTAAAAACTCGATATCCATTTTCATAATAAAAGTCCGTTGGAAGGAGCTTGTTTCCAAACTCCCTCACAAAGGCTTGTTGTATCCAATCTTTTGATGCGGGAATCATCATTATTTAACCTCTTTTATTATTTTTATTTGATAACCTTCATATTCTAATTTTCGTTTTCTAGAAGATTTTATGGTAATATTAGTGTCGCCATTCTTAATTTCAATGTTATTCTGGTCACATAATGGATAATCTTTTTTTAAGTATCCTATACATTCATATCGTTTAACAAAGTTTGAATCGATATCATATAAATCTGCATAACCTTTCCATGTACTATTATTCATACCTGTTGAATTTTTACTTCTAATAGCACGTGCTTCTGTAGTATTACAAACTTCTTTCATTATTCTTCGTCGTTTAGCAATTATATCCGGATTTTGATTTGACCGATTAACTCCATCTTTAACTTTTTGAGCATATACTGGATCTTGCCATAATCTTTTAGTATTTTCACTATGTTTTTTTCGATTAATATTATTCCAATATGAAGATGCTGCGGATAAAAGTTTTCTAGTTTGATTTTTTTCAATATCTGAACGTAATGTAAATGTATCTCCGCCTTCGCCGCCTTTTGTCAAATTATATCCAAATAATCTGTTAGTAGAATCAAAATGATTAATCCAATATTTTTCTCGTTCTAACATATGTTTTTCTGAATTACAATATTCAATAATTTCTTTCAAAAAACTTTCTTGTCCGTATTTTTGAATCGCAGAATTTAAACGTTTACCAGAGCCTAAATATTTAGGATTATCATGTTTATCTTTTCCAATATAGATTTTTCCGTTAATCAAATTTGTTGTTTTATATATTATCATAAAGCTCCTTATACTAATAAATATAAGGAGCCTGCGAAATTAAATAATAGTACAATTGCCACCAGCACAAGCTAACTCGCCTGATAAATCGGTGTTATCATCTAATTCAATTACGTTGCTTAAATCTATATTATGAAGTGATTGCATCATTGTTTCATATGTTTCAACGGTACAATCCTCAAACGGAGCTTGAATATAGGTTCCGCCATTATATGGTAAAACTGATAATCCATTATAATGATCTCGGTTTGTCCACATCCATTCACCTGCTAAATCCCATTCATCATCCCGCAATGATACCGTTGCTGATACATTGTGTGTATTATTTCCTGAACGGTGTCCTGGTTTAACCCATTCCAAATGCACTCGTTTAATACGGTCTAATAATTGGAAAGGAGATTCTGTTCTCATAATTGCGCCTTCTGGTGCTTTTTGTGGAATTGAAATTACTGCAGTGTCATGTGGACGAAAATATTCATCTTCTACAAGTTCTGGGTGATTGGTTGCTAGGTATGAATAAATTGCTTCATTTTTTCCTACTCGGATTCTTCTTATATAATAATCATTGTGCCAAGCGTGAATACCTGATGATGTACCTAATGTCAATGATGTTGTTCCTGCTGGTTTAACTGTGGTTGTACGAGCTGAACGATTAATTCCAATTATGTTTGCAACCCTTTCATTTTCTATTTTAACTGCTTTTGCTGCTGCTTTCATATCATAGCCCAATACAGTACCAGAACCAATTCCTGTCATTGATACACCAATCAATGCATCTTTCTCAGTTGTGCGTTGCCAAATAGGACGAAGATAATGAAAACTAGTATATCCGGCTTGAAGTGTTCCGATAAATGCTGCTGCTTTAACCCGTGCTTCTAAATCTTCTTGTGATTCAATATCTGATGCATTAACTTCACATAGGTTACAGAATTGAAATGGACGTAGTGCAATTTCGCAACATGGATTAGTTCCCCAATCTTTATCATTTGTTAGATAAATTCCCGGCTCTCCTGCTCCTGACAATTCAACACGTTTCCATAAATCCATAAAGAATTCTTTGGTAAGTTTATGACGCATTAATGTTGCTGAATTGTTAGCACGGCCTCGTTGTGGATTAGTTTCCCACCAGTTACCTGACTTACACGCAATCATATCTTCGTCATCTGCTGAAAATAAAGATATAAGTGCTGCTCTACGAATACCACCTGCTAACACTGCATCTGCAACGTGACAAACCATATCGTGCACTTCGATTGGTGATAATTTATCTCCATCTTCTTTTGCATCTAAAATTCCTTGAAGTTTGATCAAACATTCTTTAAGTGGTTGTGGTCCTGGAGCTTTTCCTCCTGATGTTACTAATCTTGCTCCTTTTTGCCGAATGTCAGAAAAATCAAATACAAAATTTGATCCGCCTACAAAATATGATTTAACTAGTACTTTTACAGCATCAGCCCATCCTTCAATTGAATCAGCAATTAGGTAGCGACGATTCCGTTTTGGGTTTGGTTTGTGTATTTCTGGTAATAATTCTACATGATGTTTTTGAACTGAATACCCTACTCCTGTACCACCTAATAAAAGAAACATTGCTTCACCAAATGCTCGGTGATCATCAATTGGTAAATATGCACAGTTATAAATTCGATTAGGAGAAATTTCAATTGGTTTTCCACCAAATTGCAAACTACGCATTGATGGCAATACTTTTTTTGCATATACAAACTTGTATGCAGTTTCAATTTCATCCGTTAATTGTGGATAAGTTTTTTGATGCATTTGTTTGTTTCTTGTAACTAATTCTTCCCACGTTTCTCGACGATTGAGTTCCGGAAGATATTTGGCATATTTCATGTATACGGTTATCGAACTTAGTATTTCATTAGATGTTTCCATTTTCATTTACCTTTATTTTATTTTTATATTCAATTGATTTTTTAATATTGGCTTCCCATGTAATAAACTGTAAATTTGTTATATGTCCAATAATATCTGCAGAAATGTTTTTATCAAACCCTTCTTTTATAGAAATTATATGGTCTAAATGATATGCACCAGTTACTCCAGCAAGTCCTCGTAAGTTTAAATTTGACAAATTTGATATATCTTGTTTTTTGGTAATATTCATTACATCTCGATGATATTTTTTAAATTTAGGCAATCTTTCTAGATATTCATCATATGTTATATTATTCTTTTTCAAATATGCGTTTAAACTTACGCTATCTTTACCTGTTTTACAAAACATACTATTTGTTTTCAACCATTGTTTGTATTCATCGCTATGTCTACTTTTTCCGATATTAGAATTACTAATATTTGATTTATGTTGTTCAGAAAGAGGTAATCCTTTATTCCATGGATCGGGTAGAATTCTACAACTAGAACATAATCTATTTTCTTGTATTGCTAATCGTACGTTCCATCGCGATGATTGGCTTGAATATATAATTTCTTTGTCACATGATGGACATTGTCGGATTAAACATTCTATATTTTTAATTATTTTAGTAGTAACTCCTTCCGGTAAATTTTTTTTAGGCCTTCCCATTGTTTGTAATCTTTTTGTTTAATGTTAACTTAATATGTTTTTAGACAAAAAAAGGCCGGATGTGAATCCGTGCCTAATTTTATATAAATATGTTTTTATCCTAATGTTCCACCCAGATCTTTAAACTTTTGAGCTAAATTTTTCTTAATTAAATTTTCACCGGTTTTCATTACCTGAGTAGTTTGTTTACCTTGAGTTGTCTGTGGCTCAAAGAATTGAAATTGACCATTGTTTGTATTAATTTTACTAGGTAATGTAATACCATCGGGGCCGAATCTATTTTTAATAACATGGCCTCTACCTGTACCTGACATCTTATCTTCAACCTTTCTAGAAAGTGACATTAAAAAATCGGCAACCATTACTTTTCCATATGATGATGCAATTTTATCTGCTTCAATAACATCCTCTTCTAATGCAGATCTACCTGCTTGTGATGCAGTCCATAATGGTATATCATACTCCCCTGCCATACCACGTAACTCCTCGTATAGTTCTTCTAAGGCTTCGTGCTTGTCCTTTTTAGTATTGATCTTCAACAAGTCACCGTAATCTACAATTACTAATGTTGGTGTTTTACCTAACATGATTGTTTTTTCTAGATGGGCCTTCAATCCCATTATACCAACTGACTTGGTTGGAAAGTATTTAACAATCAAATCACCTCGCAATGAATTCATTTTTTCTTGAACCGTATCCTGATGATGTTTTAATGTCTGGGCATTGATACCAGTTAATACGGAATCATAGCGTTGGCCTACATAATTTTCATTGAGCTCCAATGTATAATGTATAACGGTATGTCCAGCCCTCATTGCATTAGCTCCAATATTAATAAG